GAACCAGCAGCCTTGACACTGACCCAGCTGGTGCCGTTCCAGCAGTAGATCTTGCTGTCGTCGGTATCGAGCGCGATTTGGCCGACGAAAGCGCCGCTGACCGGCAGCGTCGTGACCAGATCGACAGTGGATTCGTCGGCAAGCTTGGCAGCGGTTACGGCGTCAGCGGCAAGCTGTGTCGCGCTGACCGCACCATTCTCAAGCGCAGTGCCAGCGATCTCTTGGCTGCCGAACAGGATCTTGGCGCCAGGGATGGTGGCGTCAGCGATCAGCGTGACTGCCTTGCCGGTGAAGTCCGTGACGGTGATCTTTTTGGTTTCGCTGGCGCTGATGTCAGCAACCGCCAGCAGGTCACCGGCTGCGAGATCAGCGCCGGCAAGAGCGGCCAACTCTGTAATTTTAAGGTCAGCCACGTTCCGTCACGCCAGCAGTTGCCTCTAGTTTAGGGCTCATAGCGTTTCCTCCATCAACAGATAGGAGGTGGCATCTTGCTCCAAGCTGATCTTGTCGCCTGACTCTTGCAGTAGATAGCCAACAGTGCGCGTGCGTGCTCTGAGCTTGATCGGCCCAGTTGCCACGAAGTCGATGGTGCTGACGATGATGTCGCCAGGCGCAAAGCTGGTCGCGCTGTTGGTCACCAGCGCATCAAACTCCCACCACAAAGCATCATTCAGCTGCGCGGCCTCAAACGACCCAGCGGCGGCATCGGTGTTGGCGGATTTGATGTAAAACTTGGCGTGAAAGTTAGAGCCAATTTCCGTGCGCAATACAAGCTGCATTAGGTAGTTGACCGGCTCTTCACCTGCATTGTTGACATAATCCCATTGCGCTGTAAGGCGCCCACTGCCACTGATCAGGCTGCTGTATTGCTGGCGGTATTGATCGCTTAATGATGTTGTATCAACCGTTTCGCGGTTAGTGTTTAGTTCGTAGTCGGTAATGCACGCAAGTAAACGCGCGTCACGCTCTCGCACTTTCACGCGAATAGGTATGTCACGCGCGATCGCTACTAGCGGAACCAATCCTGCAGCGCTGCCTTCAAGGCTGTCGTCAAAATTGTCGTACAGCTTGATGCCGCCGATCTCGTCAATGAAGACATACCAGTTGCCACTAGGTTGCACGGTGCCGGCGGCCCAGCCAGTGGCGTCAACAAAATCAAGGTCTGTGCCATCTGTCGTGGACAGCTCCAGCAAATCGCCGCTGATCAGTGCGCCTTCGTCAAAATCAAAGCTAAAGCGATCGCGGTCAGCATTGACATCGCTTGGATTGACGACGCTATACAGCTCACCTTCGCCGCCTTTGCGGGTCAGCTCAATGTTACCGATATTGCCGAGATAGATGCCCATTAGATCGTCACTTCAGTCAACGCACCAGTTGCTTGGAAGCTGATCTGCGCAGATGTCACCTCTCCAACACTGGCGCCAAAACTGACGCTGGTGATGTAAGTGGTCAGCCGCACATCATGATTGGTGTTGCCTTCCACCAGTCGCAGGCGCATGTCAACGGTATCTCCATCGCTGACGCCACTAACCCGCAGCACTTTCTTCAATGCGGTTGCGGCGTCATTCCTGCCAGTGCCGTCGTTGTAGTACAGCAGTGTGGCGTTGCCGCTGAACTCTTGCACGCCAGGCGTATAGGTGCGCTGCGATTCGCCAAGGCTAGTGGTTTCCAGCATTTCAAGGTTGCCGGTCAGGCTCCAGTTGCTGACCTTGATCTGCTCGATGCCATCAAGCAGCAGGCGTCCATCCTTGCCGGTATAGACCTTGGCCATCAGAGCACGCCCACCAGTCTCACTGTAACGCTACTGATTCCAGGTCGCACTGACGTGATTGTCGGCGGTTCGCTGTAGCGCCATTGGTTGCCGGTTGCAGCGTCGATCGCAGCAGTGTCGCCGCTCCAGCCGGTGCGGAACGCGGCGGGCAACGTGAACGCCGTGAAGCCGCCCTTCACTTCGTCGTAATGGGCGACGAAATCATCCGCCTGTGTGTCCGGGATATTGCTGTAACCAAGATCCAACGTCATGCCAGTGCGCTTGTCGCCATATAGGATGCGCACCTCTTTGCCGCTTTGCGACTGGAAAGTCTTGTATGCGTAATCGCCAGCGCTGAAACTGCGGCTGCTTGGGGCGTAGGAAGGAAAAGCCATCAGTCGAGCACGTCGGCGATCACGTCAAACTGACCAGAGCGCGGTGTTACGTCTTGAGCAATGATACTGCGGCCACTGCTGTCCACCGGGAACTCAGTGGCTTTGATGCCAACGATGCCATCTTGATCAATATCGAGCGCCTCAATTTGATACACGTTCATGTAGTTCGATTCGGTGTTGCTCTTGACCGAAAAGATCGTGCCGCGCAGGTTTGATGCCGTGCCATCAGCCGCAACACTGAGCGTGCCTTCTGAAATGGTGCTGCTGCTGCGGTCCCAGTAAAAGACGCTGTACGATCCAGCGGCCAAAGGTTCGGTGCTGATGACGGTGCCGTCTGCTTTGACGACACCATTGGCAACAGGGTTGTACGGATTGCTTGCTGTTGCGACTTTGATCCAGTCGCCTGGCTGCAATGCGTTGCCATCGGGCAGTGTCTTGAACGTGATCGAATGCGTCACATGCTTACGCAATGACAGGAAATACTTGGCAATCTTGATTGCATGGCTTGTTGACGTCACATGCGACATCTCGAACTCTTCAAATGGTTTGCCAACGTCCTCTTTGTAGCGCACGGTGATCGTGCGATCTTCTGGAAACTTGTTCTGGCGTTCTTTGCGGTAACGGATGACGGCTTGGAACATTTTGCGTTCTTCCAGCCCGAGGTAATCCAAGCTGAAGCTGTCTTCAATAATGTTGCCATCAGTGAAGATGGCTTTAATCGGTACGGCAATGGTGCCGTCAATGACGTTGCTGCCGTTGATCGGCAATGCTGGCTCGATTGAAAAGATGCCGTTTTTGCTGGATAGGTTGCAAAGCATCGACGGCGCCTTGCTGGCCAAGTAAGAGCGAACGTTGATGCCTTCGCTGATTACATCATCAAACCACAAGCCATTTGCCCGCAGATAACGCCCAGTTGCGGCAAGCTGTTCGCGGTCGATCAACTCAGATGAAATGATGCCACCAACGCCGATGTCGCTGTTGGTCAGCAGGTAGTAAGCAAGATCCGTGAACAGATTGCTGGGGCCGATGCCGCCGTCAGTTAGCAGCTCAAGCTCCACGCCGTTTTTGATGTACAAGTGCAGCTGATCAACGTTATTGATATTGAAGCCAGACTTAAGCTTCAAGCCCGCCATCGCCAAGTTTTCGTACTGCGGAATGATGCGCTCCTCTAGCGACTCGTTGACGTAAACGATTTCGTGCTCAGGGCCATCATCGCAAGAGCGCTTGATCAAGTCGCCGTAATGCGACACCTCAGCAATGCCTGGGTACTCTTCAAACTTGCGGCCAATTGTGGTGGGGATTGAGATTGTGTTCTCTCTCAAGCCGTCAACGCGAAAAATAGCCTGCCAGTTATTGCCAAAGCCGTCGTAAAAGTTCTGCTTACGGAATACATTCCCATCGGCCCAGTTGCCAGAACCGCCGATCACTGAAACGCTTTCAACGCGCCACCATAAATTGCGACCGTCTGTAGCTTGTGCGCGATATTGCCTGTATGAACGCAATCTAATCCGCAGTGTAACTTCCCGATTACCGCTGATGCCTTGGCCGCCGTCTGTGTAGACAATGTCGAAATCATGCACGGCACCTTCGCCCAAATTATTGTAAAAGGGGTCGCGTCCAGCCTTCAATGACCAAACGTTGCTTTCCTTGAAATTGTTTGCATAATTATTGGTTCCGTATTCTACAAGGCCAAAATAACTAACACTTCTTGGAGTGTCACTTTTGCCGCTGATCCTGACTGTCGTTGCTTCACCAAAGCGGCTTGGCCGGTCAATCATTTCCCTCAGCGACCATGCCGAATTGTTGATGATCGTTCTAAATTTTGCCCCAACAACAAACGTGCCGTATTCGGTATCTATGCTCGTTTCACTGTAAGGAGCAGTTGCATCTAGCTGCCAGACAGGGGCATTTGGGTCGCTTGTGTAAACTTGCTCGCCAGACGTAATCGGCCGGATGCGAAACTCGTAGCGCTCGCGTTTGGGATGGAATACGCGAATGAAGTTGTATTGATCAACCGGCGAACTACCCTTGACGCAGAACATTTTGAGAAACTCCCAGCGCGCTGATCCATCGGGGTTCTCATTTGCCGGGCGTGCGTACAACAGGAAATAGGATGCCCTTGTGCCATAGGTGTTGCGGTATGGCGTCGATAGCTGTATCTTTTTCTGGTTTTTGCGGATCAATGTTTCGGGGTTTGGCACTGCGTTGAAGTTGCAGATACCGTCAAACCGCAGCCAAACATTAGACTTGATGCCAAGCTCGGTTACATCACAATCTTTGTTGTTGACGATATTTGCCAGCTCAACCTGGCAGATTGGGAAAAACGCTTCTGAGATGTCCGGTCCCACGAGGTAATCCGTTCGCCCGATCTTGTTCAATCCAACAATGCCGATCTTGTTTTGGATGCGGCTCCAAGTTTCAATGCATTCCAGTGCGACATCAACGTGCCCGGTAATGCCTGGCTCATAGATAAAATCACTGCGGCTGACAACGCGGAATAGGCAACGGCCGATCAGGAAATATGCGCCGAGCTTAAAGCGTGCGTCATAAGTGACGTTTTCATTATCGGTTGTGCTGCGCACATCTTCTGTATTGATGTTGGCGCCACGGGTGACACTATCCTGCGACCAAGTTGGTTTGCGATCCTGTCGGCCATAGCCGATCACCATGCGAATCGTGTCGCCCTTGTTGACATAACGTACGCGCGTGCCAGTTCCTTGCTCTGTATCTGGCGAAGGCACTCGATAACCGTTGTGCTCAATGACGCCAACATGCCGCGCGTAATTTCTGCCGACACCAGGCATCCCGCTGTTGTAGGGGTTTTTCAGATCTTCGCCGCCAAGCACTGAATCCATATCAACCTGTGCGACGATGCGATATTGCTTAGCTGCTTCTTCGCGGGCAGCATCTTTGTCTTTGCCTTCAAGCTGCGTGACGCTGATGACTTCCCAGTTCAAACGATATGGCGTTCCGTTTGGTGTAGCACCGTAGACGCCAAACCGTGTATTTGACGATGGCGTGTAGGTATGCGAAAAGCCAGGGCGGCCGCCGCCTAAACGTGTCGGGCAGAAAAACGCATCTTGGTCAACGCCTGTAACAGGCGGTTGCGCAAGGCTGCCATATCGCTTGTTGCGCCCGGTCAGTCGGCTGCTGGTGTCTTCATCAAAGCCACCTGTGTAATAGAACTGATAGCTCTCGTCGTGGATCGCATCAAGTGTGTTGTTGCCGATAAAGATGCCAGCAGCGTCAGCGCGTTCCATCGGCGCTTGGCCGGCCACCATCTGCAGCTCGATCACCTGATGGCTGCCGAAACTTTTGATGCGGCTCCACACCAGTAACGGTGAAATGAGAATGCCGCCTGCGTAGTAGGTTTCGCCTAGATCGTCGGTGACTAGCTGTTGCTTGGTAAAGACAATCGGAACTGGCGCGCCGTATGAAGCAAGTTGCTGCTGGCTGCTGAAACCAAAAGTCGGCGTAAAGCTTTGGCGACCCGTGACACTAGGCAGACGCCGCAGCTTGGCCTCATCTGGCGCTGATGGCTGCGCCGGTTTTGGTGTCAGCAGGTACGAGGCGGCCGTAAACAGCACACCAATGACTAGGCTGGTAATGATGCTGACCGGTTCATTTCTGATATCTGGCACCAGTTCATAGCCAGCCGGTCGCGTCATTGCGCGATGCTGCAGCTCACGCACAAACAGGCGATACTCTTCTTCCGTGCAGTCGATAGCAGCAATTAGCTGCTTTTCCCACGGAAGTAACGGCAGTGGGTCGAATGGCTGTCGATAGGGGACCATGCGACCGCCTGCGATAGCTTGCTGATACGCAGAATCCCGGCTTGCCATACGACACCAAAAGCCCAAGTGCTTTGCAGCGCAAGCGCCACATCACCATCGTACAGAGGGGCATAGGTCTCGGCGCCCCAAGTCAGCAATGCACGCAATACCTTGACCCGGGATCCGTCGTACCAAGCTTGTTGCAATGGCGGACAGTTTAATCCCAAGCGCTTGCGCACTTCATAAACCAGCTGGATGCAATCGGTTTTGCCGCTGCTTGGATGCGCACCAAGCTCATAGGGCATTCCGATCAAATCCAGCATCAGAAACGCACGTTTGCAGTGACTGGCAAGCTGCCGACAAGTTGCTTGGTCAGACGCTTGCGTGGAAGGTCAACGCCAACAGCATCTAGCACGGAAGCCAGTTCAAGCTGTACGCTTTGCGAATCCCAGCGGGCGCCGACAATCTGC